ATTCAGGGAAGAGGAGGATGCGCAGGATGCGGTGGCCATCTCCAATAAATTCTATGCGCAGAATCGCAAGGCGATGGACGATGGAGCGGAGGTATACTGGGATGAGCGGTTCAAGGATTCGGAGATCAGCGCCATTCAGTCGGCAATGAATGAGTTCCTAACCGATCGCAAGGTATTCTATGCGGAGTTCCAGAATGACCCGGTATCAGCGATCGAGGTAGACCAGCGGCAGTTGACATCGAAGCAGGTATCCCGCAAGCTCAACGGCATGTCTCGGCGCGAGATCCCGGTGGAAGCTGATCACCTGGTTGCCCATGTCGACGTAATGGCTGACAAGCTATACTACACGGTCGCCGCCTTTCGGGTTGATATGACCGGCTGGATCATCGAGTACGGCACGCATCCACCAGGTGCCGGCAGCAGCATGGAGCAGGCTTACAGCGGCAAGAGTTTAGAAGGCCGCATCAGGGCGGGACTCGATGACCTTGAAGATTACCTATTTGAGCAGAACTGGACGCGAGCAGATGACGTTGACATGCCACTTGAGCGGCTGCTGGTTGATAGTTCATGGGGTCAGACGACGATGACCGTCTATGAATACACAAAGCAGAGCACCCGGCGCGGCATGGTCTATCCTGCTCACGGCTTATACGTCGGCCCCGGTCGCCCATTCAACCCTAAAAAGAAGTCAGGGCGGCGCATGGGCGATCGCTGGTATCAAGGCAGGCCGCCAAACGATGACGCACGGGTCAGGTTGGTGAGTTTCGATACTAACCATTGGAAGTCATTTCTGCACCGTCGATTCCAGACGCCGGCAGGGCAGGAGGGCTGCATCACGTTATGGGGCGACGATCCTGAACAGCACGATCAATTCGGCGAGCATATAACCTCTGAGAGAATGACCAGATCATTTACAGAGAAAGGCGGCCAGTTTGATATTTGGCGGCTGGTGCCGAATCGCGAGAACCATTGGCTAGATACTACGGCCGGCTGCTGCGTGGCGGCGGCGATGCTTGGATGCTCGCTGGAAAAAAAGCGCAAGCGGAAAGTTAATCAGCACGACAAACCTAAAGCAGCCGAGGGCGGCAATGATGGGAAAAAATCAACCAGTAAGCGCGGCGGAATGCGAGGCGGCGGCGGATTCGCCACTAATTGGTGACGGCAATGATTGATCAGGTAAAAATCGGCGAGAGGTTGCGCCAGGTCCGCGAGAATCGTAGCATGACCGCCGCCCAGGTAGCGCGTATCTGCGATTTGAACAAAAATACGATATACCAGATAGAGGAGGGTAACCAGGATATGAAACTGCAGAAGCATCTGGTTCCGATCTGTCGATGTTACCGTATAACCGTGCAACTGTTGATCGCCAGCGTTGAGATTACCGAATCGCAACAAGTTTAATAAAGTTTACATTTTTGTACCACTAATTATTGTAAATTACGCTATTACCTCTCAATATTGGCGTAATGGCGATCCCTGTCCACGACAACGAGCCGGCCGCAATTCACGCGGGCGAGACAATCAAATGGCGGAAGTCTTTAGGCGATTTCCCTGCCAGCACCTGGACGCTTGTCTATAGTTTTCGGGGCACTACCCAGCTCGATATCACCGCAGTTGCTGATGGCGACGATCACCTCGCGACCATCTCCAAAACTCAATCGGCTGCACTCAATCCTGGCAGCACCGATCAGACTACATTTTGGGATGCGTATGTAACTGCCGGCGCAGAGCGATCCCATGTAGGCACCGGCGAGATCACCATATCAGGCGACCTGTCAATAGTCGAGAGTGCGCATGATGGGCGCAGCCAGGCGAAGCGCACGCTAGACGCCATCCAAGCGCTCATCGAGGGAAAGGCGACCAGCGACCAGCGGTATATTATTGTCGGCGACCGGCAACTACATCGGCTGAGTCCGTCTGAGATAGTTGAATGGGAGCAGGTATTTATCGCTCGCGTTGCCAAGGAAGAGAGCGACAGGGACAAGGCAAACGGCAAATCACGGCGGAATAATATTGGCGTGAGGTTCGTTGAGGCATGACGCTCTGGCAAAAATTTAAGCGCTCGATGGGATTCGGCAAAAAGGCGAAGCAGCGTGGCTATTCATTCGCTAAAATGAACCGACTAACTGCCGATTGGATCATGGGCCGCACTGGCCCGGCGACTGAGGTATTAAACTCGCTCGACGGTGGCCGGGAGCGATCACGCGACCTGGCACAGAATAACACATATATAAAACGCTATTTGTCGATCTCAGAGCGCAACACTATCGGCAGCAAGGGGATCAAGGCCAAACTCGGCGAAATGGATGCCGACAGTGGCATGGCAATTCTCAAGGCGTGGAAAAAGTGGGGCAGGGTTCGGAGTTGCACTGTTTGCCGCGAGCATAGTTGGCGCGATGTTCAAAACCTGGCAGTCAGATACCTGAAGCGCGATGGCGAGTTATTCGTTAGGATGGTACGCGGCCCTCAGTTTAATGATTTCGGGTTCGCTCTGCAGTTGATCGAGCCAGATTTTATTGATACCGATCTGAATGCTGACCCGTTCGGCAGAGGCCGAAAGGTCATCATGGGCATCGAGAAGGATCGCGAATGGAATTTTACCACAGCTTATTATGTGCTGACGGCGCATCCGAATGACAGCGTAGCGGATGTCGGTAGCATGAACGGGCGCAACTATATCAGAATCCCGGCTGACGAGATGATCGCACTCGGCCGCACTGAACGAATCGGCGAGACTCGGCACATGCCGGCCACTCATGCGTCTGCAGTACTCCTGAAGCAGCTCCAAGGCTACGAGGAGGCCGAGGTAGTTGCGGCCCGCGTCGGCGCTACCAAGGGCGGTTTTTATAAGCCCGGCGACAGTTACAATGCTGATGAGGAATTAAGCGACGGGTCATTTATCCAGGAGTTGTCGCCAGGCACATTTGAGCTGCTGCCGCCAGATGTTGAATTTCAGAGTTATGACCCGACGCATCCGGCGGTCACGTTCGCCGATTTCCGCAAGGCGATGGTGCAGGGCATCGGCAGCGGCCTTGATGTCACCTATAACAAGTTGGCCAACGACTATGAGGGCGTGACCTATTCGAGCATCCGTAGCGCGGAACTGGATGAGCGCGATGCGTGGATGTGTGACCAGGAGTTTCTGGCCGAACATCTGCACGCATTGGTATTCGAGCGCTGGATTGAAACGGCGCTACTGATGGGCGCAGTCCAGGGCGTATCATTTACCAGGCTCGATGAGATTATTGAATCTGTTACATGGCACGGTCGCCGGTGGATCTGGGTCGATCCACGAAACGATACAATGGCAAATAAGATCGCAGTCGAGGAAGGCTGGAAATCTAATACGGGCGTCGCCGCTGAATATGATAGCGACTATGCCGACAATGCCAAGGATCGCGAGCGAGAGGCGCAGATTGACGCCGAGACAGTTCCAACTACGGCAAAAATTAAACTGGAAATAGAGGCTGGCGAGGCCGAGGTAGTTTTAGATCCAGATGAAACAGGAGATGATGATGGACGAAGCAGAATTGCTGCAGATTCGCTCAGAGCAATATCAGCGTAATGCCGCTGTAGAGCTATTAGCTCGCGACCATGACGGCGATGACGATGATGATCAGATGGAGTTTCGGGCGACGATCTCAAGCGAATTGCCGGTTACTCGATGGTTCGGGCGCGAGATACTCGATCACACTGACGCATCAATCCGCATGGGCCGACTCAATGGTGGCGCTGCTGTTTTGGATCGTCACCACGGCGATCAGATTGCGGTCGTTACAGGGGCCAGACTGAACGACAAGCGGCAACTGGTCATCGATTACCGATTCAGCCGCAATACTCCCAGAGCGGACATCATCCGACGCGATGTTATTGATGGCATCCGCCGAAATGTGTCAGTTGATTACCAGATCCACGCGATGCAACGCGATGGCGAGACAGATGGCATTGTCAGTTTCAGGGCGACAGACTGGGAGCCGCTTGGCTTTTCGTTTGAGCCAATACCCGCAGACCCGACTATAGGAGTAGGGCGCAAAATGGAAAATAAGAATGGCCCGGTTGAAACGGGAGAATTATTTGATCGTACCCACGAGGGTGACGGAGTCGGGCAACGACTCGAACCAAAACCGCCGGCAGATCCGGCAACGCAGGAGAGAAAAGTGGAAAACGAAACCACGGAGAAACTGCCCGACATCAAGGTGATTCGGGAAACGGCGTCTAGTGACGCAACGGGTCAGGAACGCGCTCGCGTTGCCGACATTCTCGCAGTTGGCGAAAAGCATGGCCAGATGGAGTTGGCACGTACTGCTATCTCCGAGGGTATGCCGCAGCAGCAGTTCAGCCGCAACGTATTGGATCTGATCGCCTCGGCACCGGTTTCACTGCAGGCCGACATCGGCATGAACAAGGACGAGATTCGCCAATACAGCATCGTTAAAGCGATTCGCGAAATGGCTGCCAACGGTGGAAGCATCGCCGGGCTTACCGGCCTTGAGCGCGAGGCCCATAAGGCGGCCACTGATCTGTATGGCCAGGAGGCGCGTGGCTTCTGGATTCCGCAGGATGTGCAGAAGGCCGGATGGGGTCGTACCCTGAATACTGGTGTTGATACTGCCGGCGGTCATACGGTGCAGGAAGACGTGCTGGGTGATTCGTTCATCGAGCTGTTGCGTAATGCTCCGCTGGTCGCCCAGGCCGGTGCAACTACCCTGAGCGGGCTGGTTGGCAATGTCTCGATTCCGTCCCAGACGGGCGCGGCAACCGCTGACTGGCTGACTGAAACCGGCGCGACTACTCCATCGGAGCAGACGTTTGGCGAGGTTACTCTGGCACCCAAGCGATTGAGTGCAGAAACGCCATTCAGCAAGCAGTTGATCGCACAGTCGAGCATTGACATTGAGTCGTTTGTTCGGCGCGATCTGGCGAACATCATGATTCGCACGATTGACCTTGCAGCGCTGCATGGCACTGGTGCATCGAATCAGCCAACTGGCATCGCCAATACTGCCGGCATCAATGCGCTCACGTTCGGCGGTGCGCCGACATGGGCAGATGCCGTTAATTTCGAGACATTGGTCGCAACCGACAATGCCTTGATGGGTTCCAGCCTGGCATACATGACCACAGCAGCAGTGCGTGGCGCATGGAAGACTACCACGAAGGACGCCGGATCTGGCATGTTCTTGTGGGAGGGCGATGTGGTCAATGGATACTCAGGACTCGTGACTGAGCAGGTAGCCGGCAACGTCGTATTTTTCGGCAACTGGACTGAGTTGCTGATTGGCCAGTGGGGAGGATTGGACATTGTCGTCGATCCTTTCACCCAGGCCAGCAACGGCCAGATCCGCATTGTTGTGATGCAGTTGACTGACATCGCGGTTCGCCACGCTGTCTCGTTCGCCGTATCAACCGACGCAGGCAATCAGTAAGCAATAACCGACGCAGGCAATCAGTAAGCAATAACGGATCAGGAGGAATAGGCTATGGAATGGATACGGATTATCCGCGACACATTCTGCCCCGGCCACGGGAACGTGGTAGTCGGGCAGGAATTGGAATGTCATGGCCTTGTAGCTCGGTCGCTGCGACAATGCGGCAAAGCTGTTTCGATTGATCCCGCAAAAACCACCGCAGCCAAGGCGGGGGCGTCGAAAGGCGCTCCTGCTACGGCATCGGCGAAGAAGAAGAAGAAGGCAGCCAAAAAGAAGAAGAAGTAATGGCTGGAGAATTTGATTTTTTCGAGGAGGTCATAGGTGATCCGCTATTCGGTATTCGGATGGGGATGACCTATAAAGGTGCCGACTATGATTTTGTTGATCACGGCGAAACGATTGAGAAAGACTATACAGCGGCCGGCGTGCGGAACGTCACCATGCGCAGGGTCGATGTGAGGGTTTCGGATTTCAGCGACGATGAGCCGACGCCGAAACAGTTAGTAACATTCAGCACCGAGAACGGAATAAAAACATATCGGCTCGACAACCGTAGGATCTCATCTACTGGGGTCAGTTACAAACTGCTGCTGATACAGGAATTTAGCGATTGATGGCACGGCCAATGATTGAATTTAAGGACGCAGACATTAAGGGGCTAGACCGTGCTATCGGCAGGCTGGCCCGCGTATCCCGCCGGGAGCTGCGGCTGATGGTTGGTGATGTCAGCAAAACATTCATCCGCAAGGCTCAATCAGCTACTCCCATGGCCAAGAAGAAAACGGAATGGGTATTCGCCCAGATCGATGGCGAGACTGTAGGCATCCAACTAGACTCGCCCGTGTTGACGCCTGGCCGCGCATTTGGTAAAAGCGGATTCGCTCCTGCCGGCAAGCGCCTGGGCATGTCATCATCGGCTGCTCGCGGACAGGGTGATGGCGAATTTGTAGACAATCGGCGCAAATTAAGGCCGTCGTTCAGGATCATTAATGCGGTGCCCTATATCGGCAGTCTGGATGTTGGTGGCCAGATGCCGCCGCTCCCTGATCCGAAACATCTGCCATTTTCGCCGGCGCATAACATCAGTAAGCGCGGATTGGCCGGAACCATTGTAGATGTTGATCGGCTGGCAAAAACTCGCATGAAGCGCGAAATGTCACGGGCATGGAAACTCTGAATGGCTGTAATTCAAAAACTTGAGACACTATACGAACTGGCAGTTAAAGCGGCCCTTGATGCGTTTGGCGAGATCAGCGGGACATATACTGTCCGCGTTGCTGATGAGATTGGCGTTAATGAGATCAGGCCGGTCATTCTAGTAAAGGCGGTCAGCATGGAGGATGCCACCGCCGGCGTATATGATGGCTATGACATAGCCCGCGTCGAGATCATGTGCATCAGCGACAAAACAGACGATCCAAGCAGCGCAGTGGTCAATTTGATGATTGGCGCTGTTCGCGATGCATGGGCAGAAGCGTCAATAAATAGCGACCTCGAACTAGGCGGTGGGCTGAAAATATTTGGCACCAGCAATGAGGGTGAGGGATTTCGCAGTGATGACGGCGATAAACGAGTAAGGATGCTGCCGGTCACGGTGACAGGCTCATCGATTCATGATGTACCATAGATAGATTAGGAGAGAGAGATGGCCAAAACATTTGTAATAATCGAAAACCATGCAGCAGTCGCCGCGCTTGGCACAATCGTGGAGGCATCGTACACGGATAACACTGAGTTCGGTTTTGGTCATGATGCGTCGGGCAATGTGGATGCAACGAACGCCGGCAAGCGCAGAATCACCGCAGAACTGACGGTTGAGTTTGATGTTGCAACGACAGCGTTGCCGGCCAGCGGCGGCCAGATCGCCCTGGACTGGGATGGCAACGGCACTGAGTCGTTCAATATTGAAGATGCGACCCGCGATGAAACCGCTGACAGTTCCGAGGTTAACACGTTCAAAATTTCTGCATTTTTTGACCTCCCCAGCTAATCCGTGATTGAGGAGTCCCATTTGTGGACCATGAACAGGCAGTCAATGCAATCAAGGCGATTCAGAGTGATCCTGAGATTGCGAGAATTGATGAGGCGATTGATGCTGAACGCGCTGCCGGCGTGGCGGATTCGGAGACCATCGCCGCTATTGGCGGGCGCTATCCTGTCGGCGAGTCCTCGATAGGCGCAGTCAGGCCCGGCGCTCTTGTGGCGCTCGCGCTGATCTCGTCGCCATTACTCGGTCGCCCAGGCGACATCGCTGATGCTGACGTATGGCGGGCGCTGTACGCCATCGAGGGCGGCCCCGACACAATGACTCCGGTCATGGGCCTTGATATGCGACTGCGTGCAGCTCGCCAGCTATCTGATGAGGCGCAGGGATCGCCGGAACTGTTCGCCGTCTACCTCAGCCATCTCGATTCCATCCAGGCTGATGCGTGGCTCGCGTTCGACAATGCCGCGATTGAGTTCTGCAAGCAATACGGGCACATCACCGCCGGCGAGGCGCTGGGCGTTGTCGCGGTTGCCATCCAGGACGCGATGGCATCTAGCCAGATGATTAAATCGAATCCATCGAAAAAAAAAGAGGAGCCGGCGGATTCAAAATCACAACCTACGACGCCGACTGGCTCGCGCAGCTTGAGGCGCTCTGTGCTGAATTTGGCGGAGTCGATCCTAGGGAGATTGCGTGGGGCTTTAGTGTCGCCCAATTGAATAGGATGATTGCCATGCGTGCGCTGTCGATGGGCAGCAGGGTGAAGCGGACGAGTGACCGAGAGGACGAGCTGGAACATGAATATAGAATGCGGAAGCAGGAGATAGAGGCCCGATTCAATGGCAGTAGTGCGAAAACTTGATGTACAGATAGGCGGTGACGCTACCCGGTTCCTAAAGAGCCTGGGCACGGTTGAGCGCGCCGCCATCAATGCCGGCAAGATCCTCGCAGGCGTCGGTGTCGGGATTGGCGTTGTCAGCATTAAGCGGGCAGCAACCTTTTCCGAGGGTCTAGCGAATCTGAACACGGTCGCCAAACTCAGTGAAGGCGAGCTGGCGGCATTGGGCGAATCAGTAAAGGCAATATCAAATGAGTTTGGGGCTAGCAAGACTGACCTATTGATTGCCGGATATCAGGCGCTGTCCAAGCAGGTTCCTACAGATGAACTTTCTGAATTCTTGCTACTGGCTACAAAGCTAGGAAAGGTCGGCCAGGGTACAACGGCGGATGCTGTCGAAGCCATGACCAGGCTAAAAGAAGCATTCCCCGAAAAGAGCGATGGCGAGATAGCGAATGCTGCTTTGGCTGCGGTTGAGGAGGGCAGCCTGACGCTCGCCGAACTTGGCCAGAATATCGGGCGCGTTAGCGGGGTGGCGGCATCTGCAGGGGTCGGACTAAAGGAGCTTCTCGCATCGACCGCAGCATTGTCGAGGTCGGGTGTAGCCACAGAGGCGATCACTAACCTCAATCAAGCCATTTTGAAGCTAGCAAACCCGTCTAAAGAATTGGCGGATGCGCTAGGAAAGGCAGAGGGCACTAACCTAATAAGAGAGTTTGGCGGATTAGAAGAAGTGCTGGCCGCACTGCAAAAAACCGGCAAGACTGCCATCAATGAACTTGCCCCGCTATTTAAGTCCGAAACCGCAACTAAGGGGATCGTTGAGCTGCTGAAGCGCGACGGCGCTGCCGTCAATGGGATACTCGACAGCATGGGCGGGAAGGCAGACAGGGTTGCCGAATCGACGGCGCGCTGGGCACAGAATAACGACAAGCTGCAATTCGATCAGTTAATGCAGCAACTGGATTCGATGGCCATAACGATTGGGGGGCCATTAATTAAAGAGCTGTCAGCCTTGGTTGAGCAGATGTCATCGCTGACCCAAAACAAAGATGACCTCGACACCATCGTGCAGGGGTTTGTCGCCATCGCTGGAGTGGCATTGTTTTTGGTTGACATATTCGCCAAGCTACTCGGCCTGATGGAAAGGGTGACAGAGTTTACGTTCGGCAATATCGAGGACGCAGTGACTGGCGCATCGGCAGTTAGCAGGTTTATTGGAAGTCCGGTAACTAAGGCTGACCAGGAAGCATTCGAGCGCGCTGCTAAGGGCGGTGTCGTAAGTCGCGAACTCGGCGCCGATGCAGGGGCGATTAATCGCGGACTGGTTGCGTTTCGGGACGCGACCGGGTTCGGCGGCAGAGGCGGCGAGGTTGCAATACTCAATATCATGCTGCAACGGATGACGGAGCAAAATGTAATCCTAAAAAACCAGTTGCCGCCGGCTCCTACAGGGGGTAGCTGATGCCGCATGATAATTTCATAGGGTTCGACATTGTAAATGATGTTTTTAATTTGGGATCGGTGCGTTTTGAAACTGAGCGGCGGCTTAAGAACGGGTCAGAGACAGAATATCAACAGAGGACTATCACCTATATCTCTGCATGGCTAGATCGCGATTCGGCAAGCGTCGATCTGGCCTCAATTAGTTCGCTGACTGATCCTGTTTTCAATGTGGGGAACTCGGTTATCGGCGAGATTACAGAGAAGGAATTTGGCGGTTTTTTCAATGTTGATTCATACGCGGTAGACTACATGGCAGAAAAGGCAACAATAACCATCTCTGCGCGATCAGTGCCTACTGGATGGGTTGACGAGGTGACATTTTGAATCAATCACCTGGCACAGCATTATCAACGGCCAAAACAGAAGGGTCAGCGTTTTGGCCGACTCGTTCTGACTTTGGGGTGCTGGCTCGGCAGCTTACGCCATACTCTCCTGATGGTACAGTGCAGATCACGCCGACATCTGTTGGCATTGCACTCCAGGCCAAGGGGGCGCTTTCGGTCCCTGTCAAAATTGGGGATAAAGTTGACCCGGGCAACCCAGGATATAAGTGGTTTATAGAAACGTACCCCAATGGCAGGGATGAGGCAGCAGCAGATGATCCCGATAATCCTGGCAGCCCTTTAATAGATGAATTGCACATGCTGACTATTGATTTAGATGCCACGCTGCCAGTGGATGTCATTTGGTTATTGGCTGTTAAGATTCTTGATAGCACTGTCAAGGGGTATCACTATGAGGGGCAGATACCCGTATTTCACTGCACGTAGGTAGATTATGGCACATATAACCGATTGGACGGCGGGCGGCTTGCTTGATTGGGGCACTGAGGCCGCAATGGAGGGGTCGCCCCTGCATCTACGGGTTGAGGCTATACGGCTCGCCCTAATTGAGCGTGTAATGGTTGTGGCCCCTGCAACTGCAACCTCCTCATTCGACATCGGTACCTCGCCTATTTGGGAGTGCGTATTGGCGGGCGTGCCAATGACGCGCATCATGCGCGAAATTGATAGGGTGCTGATTGCAGTGGTTGGATTAGGTTTTTTTGGCTCCCAATCGGCTCCCGACAAAATAGGATGGGCTGACGGCGATGACTGGACCAAGCCCATGGACGGTTTAACTACGCAGGGCGCGAGCGCTCCGGTCAGGTTTATGTCATTGGATTATTTGGTAGAAAAGGTGTCAGGCGTGGGCGAGCCATATTATGCAGTTTGTGATGTGGACCTGTCAGATGTGCCTGGTGGCTTTGATGTTATTGGGCAGACTGAGTTTATCCCATCATGCAGATGGTTGAAACAAAAATATGATATGATTAATGAACTAACACAGCCTGCAACAGTATGGCAGGGAACGGTGGCTGGATATGTGGATATCGTGGACAATCCTATAGCCTATTATGCCAGGCGGGCTGGCTCGACTGCAACGGTTTGTGGTGATCCTCCCACCACTGCCGAGTGGGTGGCTACTGAGGCCCTGTGGGCAGATGTTACAGGTAATATAGGCGGCTTTGAACAGTGGCGGCAGTTTGGACTGGGCGCATATAGAAAAAGCAACAGATCGAGCACGAACCAGTATTTTCGCGTCACCATTCAGCCTGATTTTGATATGTCTGACATGAGCCGTCAGAATGTGGCAGGGGATGATGGCTTTGATTTTGAGAAGGATGTGCAGGTTGGCGTTGAATTGGAGGCCGCTGGGTCGCACGTTGACATAGCATTTCTAGACTTTTTTTCTGACGGGCAATTTCACGCCGAGGTTGGGGCGCTTGATACCTATTATGAAATTTCAACACAAACTGGATTGATGGGCAAACTGTGGAGTGCGCCACAGTTCCCGCCGCAGATCGCAGCCCCTGCCCTGGACGTACCAAAATTCCCGCAGGTTTTTGTGGCTGGTGCGTTTTGCGCAGGGCTGTGGGCTACCCGCAGAAGCGGCTACCCGCAGAAGCGTCAGTGGGGTCAGCGGCAATTCAACCGATATGTATGTGCTTTTTGACTACGACAAACCAGCAGGATTCCGATTCAAATGACATTGGCGCTTTTTGGGGCTGTTTTATCGTCGCAAAGTGGAACTTCGGCAAGAAATTATAGGTAGTTAAATGGCTTTATTTACATCAGAACAAACATGGAAGCAGGTCGCGAATTTTGCGAACGGCAGCAACCTTGCGAACGCCGGCGTTAATGAGCCGTCGAGTTTCATCGATGCGTTGCCGACGCTGTTCGCCGGCAATAGCGGCGAGTGGATTATTGACTGCCACGAATTTTACGAATCTGTCAGCAGTAACCTCCGGTCCGATTTCGGCGCAACTGCCACGGCAATACTGCGAATCAAGGAAGTCGATGTCATTGATACTCCGGTTATTCTCGGCACGGTCGCTGTAGGCACCGACGGCAGCAACCCAGAGTTCAACCGGCTGACGGCCAACTGGGATCAGGACGAGATCACCGACTACTACGCCGGCAAGCGGGTGATGATGTACATTGAGGTGCTGGGCAGCACTGATGACGAGCGGACAGTGTACCAGGAACTGAGCATAGAGAATGAGAATGGCGATGCCCTGCTGATCCAAGAGACTAAAAATATACCAGTCAGCACCCAAACGATCAGCGTCGATACGGCATTGGTGGCCTATCCCGGCAAGCTGGTCGTATTCATCGATGCGAGCGCCAATACCGTTGAGGTCACGCTTGCCAGCGCGGCGGCATATGCGCAGCAGGAGCTGGTGCTGGTGCCGACTGATAACACATTAGACATCACCGTAGTCGGCACTGTAAACGGCGATGCCGGCGGGTTCTCGTCGCTGGTCGGCGAATTGAATGGGGCGCATCTGTTCGCAGACGGGGTCGCATGGTTCAACCTCAATCACACAACGGTCGTAACCTGATGAGCACTCGGCATGTATCAATCAGCACGCTCCGATTGTCTGGGTTCTGGACATCGCTAAAACCGCAGTTCCCTGGTAGGGTGTTCGCTCGTTGCGATACCAGCGGCAGCGATATGTTCGCATACCTGCCGCCGGCGGGCGATTACACGGGATCGGAGTTGGTCATATTCAAGGCCGTCGCCGCTAACGATTTATTTGTAACGCCATCAACCAAGGCGACAATTAACGGTACTATAGTATCCGTTGAAATAAACGATATAGGCCAGACGTTCGAGGTTTACAGCGACGGAACGACCTGGCGGCCAATGAATCCAACTACAGTAATCACATAGGAACGGTCATGAAAAAATTACTCACAATAGCGGCCCTGCTCGCCATCAGCATATGCCACGGTGCGCAGGAGGATGTAGTCAGAACAACTAAAGCCACTGGCGTTGTCGTTAATCCGGCGCTTGTGAATTTTCCGACTGGGACGCTTGAGGTTAATGGCGTCGCGGTCACTGGCGGCGGTGCCCTCACATCTGGCACGTTGGCGCAATTCTCAGCAACGACATCCGCCGAGTTTGCTGGAGTGATCAGCGACGAAACGGGCACGGGCGCTGTTGTACTCGCCAATAGTCCAGTATTCATCACGCCAACGCTCGGCACGGTGACGAGTGGCAATGTTGACGCCATACTGCCGGCAAGCAGCCTGACCGTATCGGGCATCATCGAATTGGCCACGCAGGGCGAGGTCGATACTGGCGCGGATGCGGTCAGGGCAATCACGCCGGCAACACTGGCAGGAGCCACCGACGTTATAGGCATCGCCCATCTTTCGGCTACTGGCACGCCAAACGGTACTACATTCCTGCGCGGCGACAATACATGGTCCGCGCCGGCTGGCGCTGGAGATCTATTGGCGGCCAACAATCTCTCTGACGTTGCCAATGCGCCAACATCGTTGAGTAACCTGGGAGGGATAGGGGCTGCGACCAGCGATACGCTTACCAACAAAAGCTTCAACGCGAATGATACCGGCAACGTCCTGACCAATGTAGATGTTGCAGACCTTGCTGGCGGAACTGACGGCGAATTGATCACATGGGACGCGGCAGGGGTCGCTACTACGGTTGCCGTCGGTACTGCTGGCCAAGTCTTAATCTCAGCGGGGCCGGGATCGCCGCCGGCCTTTGGCGCTGCGGGTGCTGGTGATCTGCTCGCTGCCAACAATCTGTCTGATGTTGCCAATGCCTCCACGTCACTATCTAATCTCGGCGGGATTGGTGCCAGTACGAGCGACTCGCTGACCAATAAGACATTCAACGCTAACGGCACCGGCAACAGCCTATCGAATGTAGATGTTGCTGATTTGGCGGATGCCACTGATGGGGAGTTGATTACATGGTCTGCTGCTGGCGTTGCAACTACCGTTTCGGTAGGAACGGTCGGCCAGGTGCTGAAATCCAACGGCGCGGGTGCCGCTCCATCGTTCCAGGCGGGTGGTGGTGGCGGCGGTTGGTCCGGCACCTTTCGTGAAATTTGGATTCCGGCAGCAGCCTTTACCCCAGCTTCTACCGCAGCACCAGCAGCAGGCACCATTTCAATCGCAAATAACGAGATCGACTTTTGGGCCTTTGATGACACAACCATCGAGATCGTGTTTACTCAGTTGTCACTCCCTGATGCGTGGGACCTGGGCAACATCAAGGCTCGCGTGTATTGGGCAGCAGACAGCACAACCAACGATGTGCTTTGGGAGGTTGTCGGCACCACCTTCTCTGATGCGACAACCCTGACCACCCTCGCTACTGGGGCGTCGATACTTGATGCTGCCCAGGGTACCACTGATCAGTTGTCTATATCCGGTGCTACGGCAGGATTCCAGCCTATTGGTGCAGGTGCGGCGGCACTAAACGACATGTTGACCTTGAGAGTGTCAAGGACTGCGAACGATGTCACCGACGACATGACCGGAGACAGTCGATTCTATGGTGTCAAGATTCAATACCTCGAAAACTCAACGGAGCCAGTGATATGGTAAGGCATATTTTTCTCACAGTCATATTCACTCTGTCAGCTAACGCAGCCGACATTTACGACACGAATTCGGGTAGGTATCGTAGCTCAGTGGATATCGTTAAACAAACGCCCAATGCCGGGGTACTGGTCAACCCTGACGTATCTGCCATCGCAACAATCGACGTAGGAAATAACAAGATCTTTACCGTCCCGCGAAAATACTGGAAGGCTATCACGGTTGGCACCCAGGCCGATGGTTATGCAGGTAGCTCAATCGTTGAGATGTCAGCAGCAGAAAAAGCCGCTGTTGATGCCGTCATTGCAACCGCAGCGGCGAAACGGAGGGGTAGGGCAACCGCGAGAAATGCTGCTCGTCCTAAACGCTCTGAGATAACCGCAATCAAGGCGGCGAATGCTGCGGCGACCACAGTAGCCGATCTGCGAGTGATCAACGATACGCTAATTCAAATGATGGAAAACGTGTTGCATTACCAGCGCGTGAATATTGATGAGGATGAATAAATGAAACTGCTCAAATATGCATTGCTGATATTGTTCGCCCTCGATTGCACGGCGCAACTGGCATCGACTCGGCGGCATAAATTTGTCAACAGCCGCGACCGTGTTCTTCATCTGCATATGGACGGCGCGGATGCAAGTACGACATTTCCCGACGAGAGCGCCAGCGATCATACGGTCACTGCAAATGGCAGCGCACAGGTAGATACAGGTCAGGCTGATCCGTTTGGAACTAATGACGGGGTGCTGCTGCTCGACGGCACTGATGACTACCTATCGATTCCCGACTCCAGCGATTGGACATTGACCGGAGATTTCACCATGGAGGCGCGGTTCCGCCTCACCACTGATACCAATAATCAGACGATCCTATCTCAGAGTACAGATGTCACTAATTATACCCAGTTTCTAGCTAAAAATCACCAAGGCGGCGGAGTATCTAGGGTATCGTTTGTAATTGTCGATGGCGGTACGCTTGAGGTTAGCTTAACCAGTTCGATTGACCCGGCATTAGATCAATGGTATCACGCGATGGTGACGAGGACCGGAGACGTGTGGAGGTTATTTGTTGATGGGGTATTGGAAGCCACGCAAACCAAAATTTTCAGCTACCCCGATTTTACTGGGACTATGGATATAGGAGATACGCCGATCCACGCAGCCGATCACGAATTGGTTGGATTTATTGATGAGGCTAGGATCATCAACGGCGCATCCGCGCATTCATCAGATTTTCAACCTGACGCGACACCCTACTGGTAAACTATGAAACGAATGGCAGCGGCAATAATTGCAGGCATCATATGCGGCGGATGCGTTACTGCTACGTTCACATTCGATGGCGATAACGGGGCCAGCATTACGCTCGGAGCCGACTGGGCCGAACTGGCCGACGGCATCAGCAACAAATTCAACAGCGAGGACTAACCAATGGCAGCGACCCGCATAGATTTTCTGCAGAATGTAGTTATAGCTGGCAGCCAGCTTGACCTGTCAATGCATGTCGGAGACGATTATTCCGTCACTGTATTTTTCAAGGACGAGAATGATGTGGATATTGATATTACCGGCTGGGTTCTGAAATCAGCGGTGCATGATGAGCAGGGCACTGAAATCGTTGAGCTGGTCGCCACAATTACCGACGCGACCGGCGGCGAGGTTGAATTGACATCGCCCAGAGCGACCACTGAGTTGCTGGAGGGGTATGTAGGCAAAAAAAACACATATGATTTTTTCGCGATTGATGGAGCAAACAAACGAAGGAAATGGTTTTTTGGCCTATTCGAGGTCAGCGGATCAATAACAGATGAGTAGCCTCACCGTACAGGATCAGACGCCAGAGATTGAGGTCATTGACAGGAAGCCGACGGTCACGCTTGCGTCATCCGGTCCTGCCGGCCCGCCTGGCGCGGCTGGCGACATCCAAAACCAGACGCGGACCTATGTAGCGGCGTCTGCAGTCGGCGGCGGTCGGATCGTCAGATCATCAACGGTGACAGACGTAGAGCACGCAGACAGCAGCGATGCAGGGAATATGCATAATACTATCGGACTCACGTTGGCGGCTGCCAGCGGCGGCGGTAACGTCCAGGTATTAATCGAGGGGCAGTCAGTTGATGTTTCATGGGCCTGGACGGTAGGTGATCCAATATTTTTCAATACGTCAGGAGTACTGACACAAACCGCGCCGGCCACTGGGTTTTACCAGGCGGTCGGCCACGCACTCACTGCAACGAGTGTTTTCATTAGAATCCATGCACCCATAAGGAGATAGTCATGGCAGATAAATACACGGGCATCAGTGGCAACGATATCGTTGAGGTCGAGGGCACGGTTGTATCAACTGGAGTCGCAGAGGCAGGTGACGTGGTTGCGCTGGATGCCACTGGCAAAATTGACAACTCATTGCTGCCCACTGGCATTGGCGCAGATACCAAAACCCTGGTCAGTTCGGAGAATCTGAGCGCGGGTGATTTTATCAACGTGTTCAACGATGGCGGCACCGAAAAGGCACGCAAAGCCGATGCGACAACGGCAGGCAAAGAAGCAGACGGCTTTGTTTTGGCGGCAGTTACGGCACCGGCAAATGCCACTGTTTATTTCGAGGGACTGAACGATCAGCTCACGGGATTGACGCGAGGCGCAAAACAGTTTCTTTCTACCACGGCAGGCGGGCGTACTGAAACCGCGCCGGCCGCAACCGGAAATGTCTACCAATACCTGGGCCGTGCTGTTAGCGATACTGAGATCGCGTTTGAGCATGGTGAAGCAATCACGAGAGCGTAAATGGCAGAGAAAGATCCAGTTTGCGTATATGGCACCGATCTAGAGGAGTTGCGTTCAGGCGATACGTTGCCTAGTGCATATTTCAAGAGTGAGGTTGTCGTAACCAGTACGTCTGCGAATTTCAACACCGCGACACCTACAGATGTGAATGGCATGACTTTCACTATCACTGAGGATGGCGACTATGTTGTGCATGGAGCGGTAAATTGCGATGCAGAAAACGACATCATTTTGATGTATCTAGCGGTTGATACTGGCGGAGGTGCTGTAAC